TGCGCTATTCTGGACTGCTGCTGCAGAGATGCAAGCGGTCTACAAAGACTTTCTGATGGAGCAAAAAGCGGAAGCCATGGCCTTTTTCAAGAAGCGCCAAGCGACCGCAGCGACACCGAAAGTCGAAACCAAGGCCTAACCGGCATGCCCTTGTATTTTTGTGGCACCACTTCAGTGCGTGCACACGAGAGTGAGGTGGCGGACAAGACTCCTGCTTTGAATATGGCAATCCGTATGGAACCACGTTTGGCAGAGATCGAGTTCCCCCCCCGCGACACCGAAGCAATTCTGGCGTCGCTCAAGTATCAGGCTACACGGCACAAGCCTACACCCCCTCCTTCAGGCCTCGCGGCAGCGGTCCAGAAGGTTGCAAACATGTATCCCAAGTCCAAGATTCCGACAGGCTTCGACGAGAAAGGCGTGAATTTCCAAAAGCTGGAGAAGAACGTCCGCATCGCTCTTGCCCTGGAGGTCAAACGGGACGCCACACCTGGCGTGCCACTTGTGACTCACGGTGCGACGAATCAGATTATCGTTGACAACCTCTTTGAAGATGTCGTGGCCGCCACCATGGTGCGCCTGCGTCTTTTGATTGCCACGAAACACGAGGACATCCGCCTGCTCAAACCTGAGCAATTGGTGAAACATGGATTCTGCGATCCGATCAAATTGTTCGTGAAGAACGAAGGTCACCCGATCGACAAAATCAAAACAGGACGAGTGCGTCTCATCTCAGCTGAAGCTCTTATCGACCAGATGGTCGAGCGGGTCCTCTCGACACCGCAGAACACTGCAGAGAAAAAGACGTGGTTTGACTGCCCTACCAAGTGCGGGATTTCGTTCACTCCTGAATGGAACCAACGCGTGTGGGAGCAAATCAGCGCGCGCGGCAAACGAGCCCAATCTGACATTTCCGGCTTTGACTGGAGTGTGCAAGAGTGGGAGCTCCAAGCTGACGCCGACATTCGAATTCAACTGAATGGTTGCTCTACGGAAAGCGCCTTTGCGCGTGCTCTCAAGAACCGAGTCTGGTGTCTTGCGAATTCTGTATTTGCGCTCCCCAACGGACAGTTGGTTGCGCAGGGCTTGCCTGGGTTGCAGAAGAGTGGCAGTTTCAACACGTCTCCGACCAATTCGCGCATCCGGGTTCTCCTGGCCGTGCTTACTGGCGCCTCGTGGGCAATTGCCGCTGGTGATGACTGCATCGAAGAGTTCAAACCGGGCGCTAAACAGCGTTACGAGGCTCTCGGTCGCATTTGCAAGTACTACGACGTCTGTTCTGACGATTCGTTTGTGTTTTGCAGTCGCCAGTACACGGATGGCTGGTCACAACCGGTCAACTGGCTGAAAGGCCTCTTCAACATTCTTAGTTCGAAGGAAAAGCGCCCTGAATTGCTTGCTGACTTCCAGCGCACTTATTATGAGTGCGATGAGTACGTCTGGGCAATGATGGTGCTCTCATGCGCAGGTTGGGGCGCATGAAAATGGCTTCGCAAAAGCCATCCCAAAACAAAGTCCTCGCGCTGATCAAGCAGCACGAGGCGTCCCTGAAGGCCCTCAATCTGGAGGCTCAGTACGGGAAACCTCTTGACTCCTCTCGCCGTCGTCACGAAGCAAGCCTGCAAGCTGCTCGCGACTTCGTCAACTACTACACGACTGGCGCCCCACCTCATCGCAAGGAGGGCTCTGGGAAGACGAATGGCCCGCAGCCCAAGAAGCCGCATGCCAAGACTCCTATTGTGAAGTTGCAAGAGAAGATCAAGCAGCTTGACAAGCGCGACAAGCCGAAGTTTGGACACCTCCCCGGAGATGACCAGTTTCGCGAGGAGTACAAACAACTCGCAAAAACTAAGACCAAGGCCCCTGTGGCAAAACCAGACCGCAACCTCACGGACGCAGGTGGTCTAGCCGCTGCTGCTCGTACTGAGATCAAGCTTCCAGCTGAACAAGTCCTGCGTGATGCCCCGTTGAACTACTTCGCTAAGATCCCCAAACCCTCTCAGGGCAAGGCGCGAACTTCCTCGAAGGGCAACGCAATGACTTTCTCTTCAAAGGAGAGGCTCTTTGCGCAAGGCATTAACGCTGCATTCAACACTTCTGGCTCCCTTCTCGTTGAGCTCAAAGGCAACCCGACAGTCCTGCAAGCCCCAAAGGCGCGCTGGGCAGCGCAAGCCTACGACAATTACGAATTCGAGGAGTTTCGTGTTCTCTGGTCTTCGTCTCTCTCCACGGCTGCTACTGGCCGTATCGGAGCTGCTTTCGACGTCGACACGACTGATGTGCCCGGTGGAGGTGAGGCAGGCGTGACACGCATGGCCTCGCACCCCGGTTACGACTCCACACACATGTATATCGACAAGTCATGGGTTATGCCCAAGTCCTGCCGTCGTGCATGCTGGACGAAGTATGACACGTCAGATGACTCGGATGAGCGCATGACTGATCAGTTCAACTTTTTCGCTCTTGTGTCAGTGCCCCTCACGGGTGTCACTGTGCCTGCCTCGACGGCGCAACCTCTCATCATCGGTGAGTGGTACATCGAGTACAAGATCCGGTTCTACAACCAGACCATGGAAAATGTGATCTACGGTGACTCGCTCATTGAGCTTAACGTCAACGGCACTGGTCTGCGTTCTACGAACGCCATCAGTACTACGACGGCAAACCGCAATTCCCTTGCTTTCCTCGCATACCCGACTCCCCAGTCAAATCCAGCTGCTGCATTCACTGCGGCGGATGACTATAGGGCGACTGGCAACTTTTCCAGCCTCATGTCGTGGACGTACGTTGCCGCAACT